CGACACGGCAAGTAATGCCAACGTGGTAAAATCATGCAATCACAGGAGGATTCATGATCGATACAACGTCTGGCGATTGCATGGTGGAACATATCGACACTGCCACCGGAGAGGTCACGGAATGGGTATTCCGTCCTAGCTTCAAAAACCTGTCACGCATAGGCTCACCCAGCGAGATTGTGAGCATCTTCGGAGACCTCTATGGCGCATCGTATGACGGAATGCTGCGAGAGTGCCCTAGCGCGTTTATGCCTCGATTGTTGGAGCTTGCGCACAAGTCAGTGTTGCAGGCGGCGCTTCACATTCTGTATTCGTGCTATGAGGGCGAGGATGATGGAGGACTGGTCAGGCTGCTTGGCGGATTCACTCCTAACTACCACGGCACCAAGATTCTCTACCAAGTCGGCAAAATGCCAACCGAAAACATCATCGCTCTTGCTCGCTCACTGCTCAAACACGGCATGATTGGCACCAAAAAATCAGATGGCAGCGGTGACTATGTGCCGCAGTGGAATCCGGCAGAGTTTATAGACTTGGCCCGCACGGCGTTAAAGCTGCCGCTTGCAGAGGCCGAACAGCTAACCATGACCCGCTTCCAGCGCCTGATAGACCAAGCATATCCTGATGCAAAGAAACCAGATCGCGACATCATGAACAAAGAAACCTACATGGCGCTAATGCGCGACATTGAGAAAAAGAAAGGGGCTAAATAATGGCGACCAGTGCAGGCGAGTTGATTTATACCGTTGACATGGATACGGCAAAGCTGATCTCAGTTAACCGCCAGACTGCGAACGAGATAAGCAAGACAGACAAGATAATGCGCGGGTTTGATGAGGCAATCCAGCAAGCTGAAAACTCAATGAATCACTTTGCTCCCGCTACAACAAAAGTTGCTCAGGAAGTAAAGAAGGCTGGCCTTAGTTTTCAATTTATGAAGGGCGGCATGACTGGTGTTGGTCAGCAATTGCAGGATATTGGTGTTCAGGCTGCAATGGGGACTAATGAGCTGATCATACTTGGTCAGCAAGCCCCGCAGCTCGCCTCTCTGTTTGGCTCTGGCGGTGCGCTTGTCGGTGCGGTTATCGCCCTTGGTGCCGCTGCTGCAAACGTCTTGGCTCCATCATTGATGGACTCAAAAGATAGTGCAGACCTACTAGAAGAGGCAATGGCATCACTTGGCAAGATAATCACAGAGACTGGCGGAGATGTTGATGTTCTGACCGAGCGCATTCTCAAGCTGGCAAGAGCAAACCAGCAGGCCGCAAAGACAGAGGTGGCGCTTGGCATCACCAAGGCAAAGGATGCGATAGCCGCATCAAATGACATCATTGGCAAGGCAATAACCAAGGCTGACGGATGGACTAACGCCACCGGAAACATGGTTGCGGCAACATCACAGATTGATGATCTTGACGCCATCATGAAGCGCTTTGGAATAACACAAGAGCAGGCGCTTGATGGAAGCATTCCTGCGGCATTCCAAAACAAGATCTCTGATCTTACAACATACATAGGCACGCTTGGCAGTGAGTTCGGAATGACGCAGGCGCAAGCTCTTGAGTTTGTACGTGCTGCTGATGAGTTCTCAAAAACTAAATCTGTCGAGACGGCTGAAAATCTGTCGAATGTAATCAACAAAGTAAACGAGGAGAACGGATACGCAAATAGATCTCTTGTTGAGCTTGGCGCAACCATTGGTGAAAACGTCAGGGTCATGCAGGATGCAGCAGACAAGGCGGCAGTTCTTGAAGGTGCGCTAGACAATATTGAGCAAGCAGCATCAAGAAGCGAGGAGGCAATCAAGCGAAACACATCAGCAATAAATAGCCTTATCGAGTCTGCAAAAATGGAGGCTGCCACCATTGGAAAGAGCGCAAGGGAGCGGGCGCTTTATGTTGCTGAATTGGCTGGAGCAACAGACCAAGAGAAGGAGCTTATAAACGTTCAATACGACAGCATTGAAGCACAAGAAAGGCAGATTAAAGCAGGCAAGGACGCCCAGAGCGCGGCCAAGAAGGCCGCCTCGGATGCAGCTAATGAGCAAAAGCGTCTTCAGGGCCAATACCAGTCAAACGAAAACTCGCTCAAGAAGATGGCGCAGCAGCTATCTATTGCCGGGCTTTCAACTCAAGGACTGGCAAAAGAAGCGGCAGAGCTTGCAGCAGCTTACTCTCTTGGTGAGGGCGCAACGCAAACCCAGATTGAGCAAGCGAAGCAGTTGGCCGGAGCATTGTTCGACCTAAATGAGCAAAAGCGCAAGCAGGCAGAGATTGAAGGTAAGCGCAAAGAGGCTGGAAGATTCGTAGAGCAGGCCGCCTTCGACGCAGCATCGCCGCTCGAGCAGATTGACATTGAAGAACAGGCGAAGATTGCCAAGCTGGAGGAATATCGCAACCTTGAGCTAATCAGCCTGCAAGAGTTCGAGACAACCAAAAACAACATAATCAAGCAAGCGGCTGATGAGAGAGCAGCAATAGAGCTTGCAAGAAACTCGATGATATTGAGCGCGTCTTCTGACTTCTTTGGTGGCATGGCAGATTTGACAGGGGCTTTCGCTGGTGAGCAGTCAGGTGCATACAAGGCGCTGTTTGCCATCAGCAAGGGCTTTGCCATTGCTAACGCAGCATTGCAGCTCCAGACAGCAATCGCTAACGCATCAGCATTGCCGTGGCCTGCAAACTTCCCCGCGATAGCTCAAGCCGTGGCCCTTGGCGGGCAGATTGTATCTGGCATTGCTGGTGTTAACTACGGAGGCGCTCGCGAATTCGGTGGCCCAGTAGACGCTGGGAAGATGTACCGAGTTGGTGAGGGTGGAGCGCCTGAGATATTCCAGTCAGGCGGCAAAAACTTCATGATTCCAGGTGACGGCGGGAAAGTAATTCCAAACGACCAAATCAGCGGCGGCGGATTCAGCCAAAACGTTCAGGTGCACAACTACTCAGGCGAGAATGTGCAGACCAAAACCTCTATGGACGGCAAGCAGCTTGATGTGATTATCGGAGAGGTGGCAAAACAGATTAGCCAGCGGCGAGGTGGAGTTGGTAGGGCGCTATCATCATCGACAGGATTGAAATGGAAGGCTCAGTGATGCGTGTTAAAATGTCAGTAACAGACGAGGATTCAGCATGGCAATAGTTACATATCCGTCGACAGTGCCAAAGCCATTGATTTCGGTGTCACGCACTCAGGCGCAGACATTCCAGCTTGTGCAGCCATTGCGAGGGCCTGGCTACGTCAAGCGCCTTAACAATGACGCGCCAGTGACTTATGACATGACTTGGCGAATGACTCGCGACCAAGCGGCACAGTTTCAGACTTGGTTTTACAGCATGAGCGCAAGCGGCCTAGCGATGGGCCGAAATCAATTTCAGCTTGAGATAGATACAGAGTTCGGCAAGCTGTTGCACACGCTACAGTTAACACCTGATACATTCTCGCAGACGCAAGAGGCGCACAACGTATTCAGTTACCAAGCAACCGCTATCGCTCGCAAAGTGCCGATTCCTCAGTGGTGGTTTGACCATGATGACTTGGTTCAATCTGAATTCTTCTCACAGCGAAGCCTGTTTGATTTGGTAATGAACCAGCAACTACCGGAGGCGTAATGCCAGATAACGCAACCATATGGACGACAAAAGCTCCCGTGATGGAGTTTGACACAATTGAGTTTAGTCACTCATCCATTGACACCATCCGCATTGTGGCGAACCAGTACGATCCAGTAACCCTGCTTGGCAACGAGTACCAGCCTTGCCATGTGGAGGTGCAATATCCGAAAATAGATGGAGAGTCACAGCCGGAGGCCAGCTTCTCAATGGCTCGCCCCGTGGTTGGCGACCTAGTGCAGCGTACTATTCGCAGCATACCGCCATTCATGCGAATCAAGGAGCCAGTGAAGGTTGTTATGTCTCATTGGTCAGACTCAGACCTTACGGCACCAATGTTCAGCTATGAGCTTGATTTGAGCAATGAAGGCGTATCAATGTCGGTTGATAGCGTTACCTTCAAGGTGGAAAAGATCAACACAATGACGAGGGGTGTGGCAAGAATATACCGGGTCGACGAGTGGAGTGGATTGGAGAGCGTGTGACAGAAGCCGAGTTCATTAGCCATTGGGTTGGCAGGCCCTATCGCGTTAGAGGTGACGATGAGTCTGGCATAGATTGAGCTTGATGACCATCACGATGATGACATTGCTGGCGGATTCGAGCGCGAGATTCAGTCTGAGGCGTGGGAGCCTTGCGATAAAAAAGATGCTGGCGTGGTGTTCATGGCATTCGACCAGCTTGGCGAGCCGCGCCACGTTGGCATTGTTGTTGGTGGTGGTGAGCTAATCATTCACGCCAGACACACTAGGGTGCAATGCGATAGAATAGGAATAATCAGGCGCCACAGACTGGAATTCTATCGACATGTTGATAATCGACACCCCGCTCAAGAAGATTCGCCGACCTCTTGATAAGTCAAAAACGTGGGCTGAAAACATCATTGCAGCCCACCCACAGCTTTTAGATCCTGATTTCACCACCATTAATTTAAACGGCAAGCGCATCAAGAATCGAAAGTTTGATTGCAACGCAAAGCCGAATGATGGCGACCTTCTGACTGTCTGCGTCAGGCCACAAGCTTCAGCTCTTGTTGTGTCTCTCGTGGTGGCTGTTGTTGCATCGGCGGCCTCATACATACTCTCTCGCAGGGCCATGGGGAACCTTGGTGATAAGGCAGGAAAGGACTCTGGAAATACCCAGTTTACTGGGCAAACAAACACGGCTCGCCTTTACAGCCAGCGACCTGACATCTATGGAAAGGTGAGGGCATACCCTGATTTGATTGGCGAGGCTCTGCTTGAGTACGTCAACAACAAAAAGGTTTTGACGCACTATTTCAATATTGGGCTTGGCTACTACGACCTTACTCAATTCAGATTCTCTGATTCCGCGCTTGCAACATTCCAAGAATCCACTTACACGGTTTATCAGCCTGGTGAAGTGAATCCTGTTGTGCGCGAGCAGTTTTCGTTCCCTGAGATTGATTCATCTGGGACTGAGCTGAAGGGGATTAATGAGTCTGAGTATCAACCAGGTGGGCCATTTTACTCTGCAACAGCCGCTTCAGTCATGGATA